GCTGTTGTGCAAGTCCCGCTGCTGCTTGCTGCTGGGCAAGCAAATAGTTTTGATGTCTTAATTTGTCTTGTTCATTGTTAATGTCAAGCTGAGCACGAGCAGCATTGTTCTTAACCATATCACTTTGGCTTTTGGCAGCAGTTGTTGCAAGATCAATCTTTACTTTCTCAAGAGCTGCTTGTCTAAAGTTATTCTTCCATAATTGACTGTGCATATCACGATTGAATGCGCTCTCATCGAGACCGTGCAACTGCGCGATACCTTTGAAGTTTTTGTCAATGTTAAACTTCTGGCTATCGATATCGGCATCAATCATTTTGTTCAATTGTGCCATGGCAGGGTTCTCTCCTGGACGATGAGCAATACCCATACCAATCCCACCAAGCATTATGCCAACAAGAGCTGTGGCTTTCTGTCCTGTGCTTTTGCTGTTCCAAAATTTATCTGGATCAACATTTTGGCTCATCTGATCCTGAACCATAGAACGAATTTTAGTATCGCGAGCCTGCGCATCATCCATAGCTTTTGCCATAGATGTTTTCTGATCAGCAAGAAGTTGTGCTTGCTGTTTCGCAGCATCTGCATTGATGCGAGCTTCTTCGTCTGCTTTATTCTGTGCTATTCTTTGCTCATCGGTAAGAATACCACGCTGCTGATTTAATGAACCAATTTGATTTTGTGTGAATTGATTATTGTTTAGTGGGCTTGATTGAGATTGAAGATTGCCATAAAGTTGCTGATTTGGTGTTCCAGCAAGAGCATTAATCTGACCAAGACCCTGCTGCACCTGAGACGATGTCATGTTCTGTCCCAATGAATTGGGTGGCGTCTGTGGAGATACCTGATTGATTGGGTTTGGTGGTGTGGCTTTGATCGTATCAGCTGGCATTGTATAAGGGCCAGTGGGAAATGCAGCAGCTTCTGCTGTTTCCATACTTGTACTTGGCAATAGACCAATCTTGCCCAAAGTATCGGGAGACAGCTGCTTTAGTAGCGTTTGATCTTCGCGAGAAAATCTCTCTAAAGATTTATCTACTTTTTCTTTTGTGGATAGATCGTCATTATCGCTTGGCATATTTACCCTTTAGAATTTTGCTGAGTTTCTCTTCCAGTGCATTAACTTTATTGTTTAACATTGCTGTTGCTGCGAGTTGCACAGCTGGCAGCCTTCCACCATAATTTACCATCTTACCTTCTGGGGTATTGACAACCTGTTCAGCTCCAATCTTGCTTCTTTCAAGGTCTTGCGCCATTACACTGATATGTTCCCCTTCGCCATGAGCTGGGTTTTTGTATTCGTATTTGTAAGCACCAAGCGCGTCCATAAATTCTTGCAGTTCATTAATAGCTGGCGCGATGTTCTCTTTGAGACGCTCATCTGAATAGGTCATATTCTGTGCATTGTTGTTCAAAGCATTTATAGCTGACATAGCTCCACCCGAACCATTCTGAAGAATATTATTTGGATTTAATGCATTCTGTAAATTAGATAATAACTGACCCTGCTGATTAATGGCTGCCAGCTGAGCTGGGCTTTGATAGTTGTTTAACCATCCAGGTTGATTAGACATACCAGGTTGATTGGACATATTGGGGTTCATTGCACTGGTAAATCCACCTGTCTGTGCTTGTGGTCCAGCCATTTGTCCATAGCCGCCTTGACCTGCGCCATTCTGTGCGAAGCCCATATTGTTTTGGCTTGCCATATTCCCGGCGAACATATTTCCACCACCACCATAGCCGCCGCCCTGAGCTGCGATTATTCCTGGAAAACCTGGATTGCCATTCTGCTGGAAACCTTGGAACCCTGCCTGCGCGCCTTGACCCATTCCAGGCATTCCCATGAAGCGATTGTTGCCGCCTTGACCTCCCTGCTGCAATGCAGATAAGAAGTTCTGTGTTTGCTGAGCGTTTCCACCGCCCATAGCTTGCTGCTGAAGTGATTGCTGCGGCTGCATAAATTGTGGCATATACTGCGCAAACCCAAGTTGAGCTTGTGGCGCGATAGGAGCGGCAGGCGCTGGAGCGGCAGTTGCGGGAGTAGCTGGAGCTTGTGCAGCAGGTGGCTGAACTGGAGGCGTAGATACTGGAGCAGGCTGACGAATTGCATTCTGCAATGTGCTGTTCATTCCCGCGCCAAGCTGGTTCATACTTCCACCGGCTGGTTGCTGCGTGGGTTGAGCGTTTGTGGCTTGCACTGTCCCAGGCATAATCATAGATTGATTAATGGGCTGAGCAGATGGCGTGCTGCCAAGCTGATTAAATGGAAGCATAGTATTTTGTATAGCCATAATTATTTTCTCTTCGCGATTACATTGGAATAGACACCACGCAAGAAGTTATCGATGTCTGCTCTAATTGGACGAATATTTTTCTTTGCGTTCATGTCGCTCATTGCTAACTGGGGAGCTGGCATTGGCGCGGCAACGGGAGGTGCTGGCGCGACCATTGGCGCGGCCTGCATTTGTGGGACTTGCATCTGTGTTTGTGCAATACCCGCGATAGGTGCATTGGCTGGACGCTGGCTTGTCGTAAATAATGCGTGATAAGCTGTATCGATGTTAGGTTGAGGTGCGACTTGAAGTTTGTTTTCTTTCGCGCCTTGGCTAATGCCTTTTGTGAAATTACCTATGAGGCCAGATGCTGCTTTCTGCGCGTCGCTCATCCCAGTGTCTTTCTTTTGATTTGGCAATGGACTATTCATCGCACCTGGATCAGTAGTGATGGCAAGCGGTCCCATACTGTTTCCACCTCCCATACTTGCTCCTGCTGCTGGGTCTGTATTAAAAGCACCAGAAGCAATACCTGCTAAAATTCCATCGTCCATCTAATTCTCCTTAAAATGCAAATCGTCGAAGCATTTTATTAAGCTGTGAATTCGCTATCACGATATTCTTCTTCGTATTGATATCGCTCATCAACATCATAGCTCCCATTCCAGCCGCGCCTAATGCTGAACCAAAGATGTTGCCAGTTTGATTTGCGTTTGACTGCGCAACTCCTGCGTTAATTCCCTGATTGCCAAGCTCAGCCTGAAGCTGATTTTGCTGCCCGGTCATCTGTCCCTGATACTGGGCGAGAGTTTGCTGCTGAAGGTTCTGCATATACTCATTGTATTGCTGAGCATTAAGCTGATTGGTTCCAAGCTGAGATTGAAGGTTGGCCATATTGGTAGATTGGTTCATCTGTCCCTGCTGCAAGCCATACTGATTGGCAGCTCCTGCATTTGTTAATCCCGCTTGCTGCAATAGTCCAGCTTGTGCTTGATTGGCCTGATTAATGTTGCCAGCATTGAATTGCTGATTTTGCTGAGCAAGATTTGCTTGCGCAAGATTTTGAGCATTCATCGCGCCCATATTCTGCTGCCCGGCTTGCTGAGCAAGTTGAGCATTGGCTCCAGCAAAACCTTGCGCTTGAGTATTCATAGCGCCAAGAGTATTACCAAGATTGGCTTGCGCGCCAAGTTCTTCTTGTGTGCGTCCTAAGACAGCTTGCTGCGCGGCTTGCTGCTGAGCCGCTCCCCCTGCTTGCATTGCTGCCATCTGAGCTTGAGCTGGGTTTGAGCTACCTCGCTGACTACCAAGCATTGCCATCTGATTGGAAAGATTTTGTGAGGCTTGCTGATTGGCTGTTGCTTGCGCGACCGATGGACCTTGTCCCTGGCTCATTGCATTTAATTGATTGGCAAGCCCTTGCTCTTGACCATAAGACTGGTTATATTGTGCCCCGTTAAGCTGAGCGGCGTTCATAAGAGCTGTGGGACCAACATTCGCGCCACCTGACAATGCGGTTGCCCCAAGCTGTGCGCCCCCATAAGTTGTGGGACCTTGCAGCTGGGTATTGCCTGCTTGGGGAGCGGCAGAAGTCGTAGCTCCAAGCATATTGCTCATACCAGCATTCCAGTTGCCTGCTTGGTTGCCGTTTGGATTTACATAGGCATTTGGATTAACACTGGCGTTCGCCTGAAATCCATTCATTCCAAATAAACTACCCATTATAAACTCCTCGATAAAACACTGTATTCGCCCTGTGAAACAAAATCAAACTTTCGAGCTCTATTAATTACAGACTGCAATTTAGTTTGAGCTAACATCTTCACAAAGCCTTTCTTCTTTGCATAATTGACAGCAAAGTCAATCAGCTTATCTAAACAATATACTTTACTATGCCTATGTCTGATAAAGCCATCTATATAGCATACCTTACTATTCGTCTCATAGATAAATACCGCGGCAATTCCATCAATAATGAAACCTGTGCTTGGTAGAAGCGGCAGAATATCCTCAGGCTTAAGCTGCCAATCGATGAGCCATTCAGAAAGTTGCTCACTATGTGCGTCAGCATCATAAGGCACAACAACAAGATCATCGTAATCAATAAAGGTTGTCAAGAGTTTTGTCCTGTGCTTGTTTTGTTGGTGGCAGGCAGACGGTTGCCGCTTGGTAGAATACCAACTTCAAGGTTTAAGCTTGATAGACTATAACCTTCTGTATAAGGTGAAGTTGGACTGTCTGCAATATAAAGTCTAAAGCTTGTGCAAGTTTGCTGTTGGAAGTTTATCTGGAATTCATAAACCTGCCAGCTGCTTCCCCACGGTGAGCTTTCTCCCCAGTAGCCATCGCTGCCCCATTGATTTCCACCCGCGAGAGCTGAGGCATTAATGGTGGCAAGATTACCTGGTAAGAAAGCATTGTCAAAGTTATAGCCAATATTGACTTTAAGTTGGTGAGGTCCCTTATAGGTTCCAAGCAGGTAAGCTCTGAATGTTCTCTGATATCCCTGGATACCCGCCGCGCTAATCCAAGGTGTGGTAAGTTCCATAATGATAGGCTCTAACACACCACTGCCATAATTATCCTGGAATGAATTTCTATTCTGCACGAATACTGTTCCATTAGGCTTTACAAATGTATAAAGCCCATTATACACAATGGCATCGGCCGCAGCTGTGGGCGCGCCGCTCCAACTTGTCCATTGCTGGATGTAATAGTCATAGATGATTGTGTTGCCGGTTGTGGTTGGGAATTCAAGAATGTTGTCATTGGGATCAAGCACGGCTGAGCTTATCGCGAGGCTATTGAAACTTTCGACGGGCGCGCCTACATAAGTAAGCCCAAGACTTCTATCAAGTAGGTAAAGACCTTTGCTTGATTGAAAGAAAAGCCCATCTTTGGTCAAAAGAATAGAGTTTTGATTAATGCACCCGACATTGCTGCTGATAAGCTCTGGGTCTGGGAATGTATCTCCTGTTCCTGTGTCGCTCGGTCCATCTCCCGTCAATAAGAAGATTGCGCTTTCTTTGAAGATGATTAGATTAGCATCCATAAGACCGAGAGCGGTGATGCCGCTAGCACCACCTCTTGGATCGACGCCAATCGTATTGTCAGCAGAGAATTCAACTGGGATTGTATTATAGTTTGTGCTATTGAACTTATTCTTACTAAACCATATAAGGTTCTTATCTTCGCTAATACCTGCAAGCATTACCCTGCCTTGGTAGAGCGAGATAAGAGAAGCCGAAGGTGGCGCAGAGTTGGGCAGCACCCCACCCGTTGTATAGATTGTCGCGTTCGAAGAGATTTCACTATCAGCTACGCTATCGATAAACTCCACATAATTGACGGTGGGATCATTCTTAAGTGGCGCGACTGTGCTTGTGACTTCTTGCAAAACTGTTTGATTGACCTGTGTGCGATAACCCTGAATGATTACATTGGTTTTCGCGGTTAGGCGTAATGTATCAATAGCAAATACAACCTGGCTATTGACCGCCGTGATTGTAACAGTGATAGGCGCGCTTGGTGCGCTATACTGAACCTGACCAAACTTGTCGCTCCACGCGTAAAGAAACTGGTATTGATATTGCCCAACCGATAATGATCCACCGAAGGGAATGACTTCGTAAGTAATATTCTCTGGAAAGATGTGAAAGTTCTGCTCATTGGCGCTAAAACCATCATAGCTTTGGATAATACCACCCACGAACAATAGGTTGTTCGACTGCGTGACAGAATTGAATTTGTTTATATCAGTGAAATCAATCAGCGTGCTATTGACACCAAGCAAAGAGAAGCTTATGTTGTCTTCGCTTGTATAAGCTCCCTTGATAAGGTTCGCATGAAGAAAGACACCAGGTGATATTTGTGGTATCTCTGGCAAAAGATTGTTTGTGCGTAGCCCACCTCCAACATCGGGAGCAACTTTACCAACGATGGTGAAAGGCTTCACACCGAGAAGAACGGTGAAGTAGGTAGATTGCAATGTGGATTGATGCGCGATATTGGCAAAGATATTGTTTCCCTGCCGAAAAGCTTTACTTGCAAGACCTACACTTAGCAGTTGTCCAAGAGGCGTGACTACCCCAGAGTTTTGAATAAAGCAAGTTTTGATGTATTGATCGCTTGGATTACCATCAGTCGCGCCTACTTCATAAGTAAGCTGCAACACTCCTGCTGTATTGCTTTCAATTCCTGTGAGAGTAGCAATGCCAATGGTATCGACCACAGTAGCCGCGAGTATGGTAGTTAAGGTTGTGGCGTTGAGCGTGCTTACTTTAACATAAGGTATAGTATTGGCGCCATAGCTAACCCATAGCTGATTGAGGCTGTCAATGCATAGATTGATCGGGCCGATCGCTAAATCGACAATTACTGAGTTGACAAGCGTCATACTGGTGTTATATTGTTTGACTACTACGGTGGGTAGCCCAGGCGGGATGAAGCCTCCCCCAACTCCTGTTTGAATATACGCGACATAAAGATAACCATCAGCCGCGAGCACATCATAAGTGAAATTTACCTGGCTGCTGTAATATCCATCAGCAAATAGACTGACCGGTGGTTCAAGAATACTTGGGTTATTTGGATTAACTTCTGCCACAAAGAGGTTGCATATCCCATCAGTATAGAATAGATAAATGGTATTGTTGAAAACGATTGTCTTTGGCTTTACTCCACCAAGAGTTTTATCAGCCACGACATAGCTTTTAGTATCGTGATCGACAATTGAATAGCGCGATCCACCTACGCGGCTATCCTCATAAGCATAGACTTCCAGGTTATTGACAAAGTTGCAATCGGGATTAAGCTGCTGGGCTGAGATATTGCGGGTAATCTGATTATTGGTATTGATGACTGAGATAGCTATGCCGCGATTGCTCCAAGTCTGGTTAGCTTCAATATAAGTGTAGAGATTGTTATTATCGAAAAGGTTGAGTTCGCTATTAAAGCTATCAATCGCGTAAGCGGCCGAGATTGTTCCACCATTCTGAATAGCTGTTGGTAATGCATCAAAACCAAAGCGTTTTGATAAAGCTCCTACCTTGGTAAACATACCATTCTGCAAATCAAGCAAAGCTGGTGGCAATACCTGAAGCGCATCTGTTTTGGATTGAAAGCCACCCTGAAAACTCATTGGCATCAATGTTGGTTGAATGAATGCCATTAGATTAAGCCAGTTTCATACTTGTTACGGTGTAATTCAGCTGGAAGCCGAAGTATATATTCCCTGGCTCTGAGCTAACTCCTTCTTCATCTTTTAAGATCATATAATACATATAGTTGGTATGATCTATTGTGTTAAGTTGGTTAGTCGTGAATACAAAACTTGTTAGAGTATCATAAGCTGATACAGAACCAGCTGTTGCATATACTGCACCAGAAGAGCGCATTGAATAGTCTGGACCTGGAACTGCTGCGGTTGTTGTGTTGGTGCATCTAACATCGAGTGAAGGGAAATGTCCTGAAGCTGGTAAACCTGAATGTGTAGTACCAATATTCAGATAACAAGTAACTGAATTGAGAACCATTCCATCGAGAAGATAAGGTAGTTCGAGAATTACTATCTGTGTGCTGGTGGTCGATGGCACCCAAAGAGCTGCATATGGACCATTAAACCAAGTGCTCCAATTAGACTGAAGATTGCCAATCACTCTGGGTGCGCAATTGCGTTTGACTGTCTGAGCTGTCACAAATGTTGGATAGGTTCCATCCTGGATTAGAATAGCAGAACCATCTGTGTGAATGGTTCCTGTACCATTAACACAATGAAGATCACCATTAAGAACAAATGTTGCGCCGCTATCAACCGCGATTTGACCACCCGAAGCGGCTTCTATGATACCTGATGATGTAATATTCAATTGACCAGCTAATGCTATCTGCCCACCAATATCTACTTCAACAATAGCGCCAGACTTTACTTCAAGGGTCGCTGTGTTTGCCATAGTCGTAGCAGAGCCAGCATTTAGATTAAGAGCTGAACCTGAATTGAAAGCAAGAGCCTCTGTGTTATTGTAAGCGAGTTGTGCTCCTCTGAATACTTCCCAGTTTGATACTCCATCGCTGATAAGTTCTACTACACCATAATTAGTATTGATAACATATGGATTAACGCCATCAATAAGATCTGATGATTGGTGATTAATGGTAATGTTATTTGTGTTTGCTGTTCCCGAAACATCTTTGATAATATAGAAACGCCCGGCTGCCACTGTTGACGCCACCGGCATAGTAATCACACGCGCCGCAGAAGTATTTACAAGTAGAATTGCATAACCATCTGATGGATTAATAGTGTAGTTTGCACTGATCGCGTGAGCTGATAGAGTATTAGAAACAGTTACATCAAGAGAGGTTCCTGCTGTAATCTGAATTGGAACTCCAGAACCATTATTTACGAAAGCATTGCCGCCTGAGAAATAAAGACAATTAACATCCCCAACTCCCGATAATGTGGAAGACTGTGATGTGTATCTTGTAGAACGAAGAGAAGTTAAGTTATTCGACTGGGCAGAGATATCTGCATTGAAGTTTATACCAGCTGATGGTATTTGATAACCATCCTGATTTGATGCTCCCGTGTGGGTAAGGTGAGCGAGAGTAGATAGTGCATTTGATATATCTACAGCGTAATTTTCTCCTGGTTCTTCACCTGGCGTTGGAATAACAATGCCGGTGACTGGATCTATTATGTTAGTTGCCATATTAAAAAACCTCTATTGACACCGTGCAAGGCGCAGAACTCTGAAGATATAAGAATGTCGAAGTATTCATTGATGATTGAACTCTGAAAACACTTGCAGCTGCATCAATATCAATAATTTTCCATCCCGATAATGGATATCCTAATTTATGTGATATTGTATTGACACCTGTTGTGAGTGAGATGGAAGATAAGATTGTGCTATCGTTCTGGGTTTTATTGACAAGCGGTGTGACAGAGTTTTCAATATTGCCCTGAAGTTGGTTGATAACACGCTTAACATTCTCATCAAGATTTGGGTCATCAAGTATTTGCTTTTTGAATTTCCTGAAAGTGCCCATTATTTTAGATACCTTAATGCTTTATTTTTTACACGCCAAATAGTATTTATATATCATAGTATCACCAAAAGTGATACTAGACCTGCTACCACCAATCATACATATAAGGCAGTACAAGATCATCATTTTGAAATCTCGAATTTGCCATACGCTTTGGTCCAGCACTATCACGATTTTTGGCTTCTGAAAGAATTCGTGTATGCAGTGCTTGCTTTTCTGACATAAAAGCAGATGGATCAAGATTTTGTTTATCGAAGATTTTAATGCAGCAATCGACAACTGCATATTCTACCCACGCCTGGGTATCCATTTGAATGGTGAGTGTATCGGTAAGCTGCACAAGTGGATTATATTTTGGTGTGTACCATATCTGAAATACACCGCCAGCCTGCGTTTGTGGCTGGATCATAATCCCAGTATCGGCAAGACGATATGATAGCTTAAGTTTTCCCCAGGGAGAAACGATATTGTTGAGAATATTGTTTTCTCTATTTCTCTCAGGGAACTGGAACTCATAAAGAGTATACCACTGTGGCTGACCTTGTCCCAGGTTCTGATAATCTACACCACGAAGTTTAAAGAAGTTGCTTGGGATAGAAATGATGTTTGAATAACCATCATTGGGTAGAACAGCCTGAAAATTAGATAGACGATATTCTTCATATTCTCTTGCCATAAGCCCATCAAGCTCAGCGAGAGAATTATTGATATAGGTAATGAGTTCGCTATCGGTAACAAAGAAATTTTGTTCCATATTTGAGCGCATTCTGACGAGTGTTATTATTTGAGATAGAGTTGTAGCCAATTTATTTTCCTAATAAGAAACCCACTGAATAGCTTTGATACAAGAGGGCGGTTAGTTCGAAACTATTCAGTGGGTCTATATGTAATACTATTTTATATGCTCTATATTACTCTTCCTCGTGTGGACCTTCCATATGAGGTGCAGCATCCATACATTCAAAAGCTTCCTGAAGCAAATCTTTGAGTGCTCCACTATCCTTTGCGTGTATCGCGTCCATTAGATCATCGCAAATGCTTTGCAGATGAGCGTCATATTCGCCTGATTTCTCTTCGCCATCCTGTGCCATTGGATCGTTCTCTGCTTTACCTTTCTTGGCAAGAGCATGTCCAATGAGAATGGCTAATCCTGGTTTGCCTTTTTCCATTTTATCCTTAAGCTGAAGAATTCTTCAGACGAAGTCTAAAGTGAATACCACAACCTTGGGCAAGCACGCCTGCCGCAAGAGTGGATAGGTCAATGACCGTGAATTTAACACCTTGCAATACTGATGAACTTGGGCCGAAGCCTGTCTGTCCAACTGTATCACCATTCACCTGCACAACACAATGTGCGGGCGTTTGTCCTGATGGAATTACCGTAGATATCTCCACGGCTTCCAGCTGCACCCAGGTCTGCGTCAAGAAGATATTGTATATCCCGCTTGCGCTGGCTGTCTGAGTAATGCTCGAAACTGAGGCTGACGCTGACCTACCCTGAACTGGTGCTAATACACCTGTTGAAAGTAGTTCATTGTTAGATACGACGAGATTGCCGTATCCATCGACAACTACTGCATAGCCATCGACATCCCACATACCGGGTCTATCTGCGAATTGAACTGCGTAACCAAAATGATCTGCCATAATTATTTCCTATTTGTTATTGCTCTTTCCAAGTGCTTTGGTATAAGAGATTAAAAGTGGTGGGGGCTTCATTCGCCCCCACCTGCAATACCATAAAACTAATTATGGGTTAACTGCAATGTTGATGTTAGCGGCTGGTACGCGACAGACCAAGTTTCCAAGGCTGAAGAAGCGAATTTCCATACCATCGTCAGAAGGCTGACGAAGCCATGTGTTTCCATCGTAGTTGAATACCTGGACTGGGTCGCCAAGGTGAATGAAGTCCCAGCTGCCGAGGTTTAGACCAAAGATGCGGTTAGGCGGGCAGTTGCGATCAGGGATGACTGCAACACGACCCGAAGAGGTGAGAAGCTCTACACCTTCGAATGAGACATCTGGATTTACCTGCTCTTCAATAACAACCTTCGCAGACTGTGATTTGAGAAGCTGAGCAAACTTCGAATAACCCATAAAAGCGTGGGAGATACCCATGCTGGATTGTTTCTTAACATTGGTTGCACCCTGGATAAGTGCATCTTCAACGCTGAGCTGTGTACCATCGAGCCAGTTGCCCGCGAGACGAACTGGGTCAATCGAACGATTGACGCCGAGGAAGCTCGTACCGAGAGTTGAACTGTTGTTTGGGATCCAAGCCTGGATACCTGTCATTTTCAGTCCCTGGTCGCCCTGGACGAAGATGAAGTCGCCATCGGCAGCCGATGGGATACCGTTGGTAGCATCTGAGATGTTACATGGGGTAGCTGTTGCTGGGTTTGGTGTCGTTCCAATGGTAAGAATACCATTGATACGATCGACTGCGATTACATACAAACCGTGGCCTGCTGTACCGTACGCTTTTACAGCAGCTGTTGGTGAAGTGGCGAGGTCAAGCGCCATACCAACTTCGAAATAAAGCGCGTTATCTGCAATAGCAAGAACGAGCTGGCTCGAAGCAATGGTCGTGGAAGCAGAGATGTTACCACGAACACCTGAACCGTCGCCGTACATTGCGATAGCCTGATCGAGACCAAGGTTGCGCAAACAGTCATCGGTGACAAGGGTGACTGCACGAGTAAATGCTCCTCTGTCATCGCGAGTCGAAAGAACTGTTTCGGTCGCAACTGACGCGTCCTGATAGTTGTTAAAACGGGGGACTGTGAAGTCCACTGAAAGTTCGCCTGTTATCTGTCCTGCGGCCTGAGCCTGGGCAAAATTAACTCGACGACCCTGTGAAGTCGCATATACGACTGGGTGAATAAAAGAACGACCGGTGACATTCGCGACTGCCTGTCGCTTCGTCATCATAGCCCATAGGGGGTTATCCATATAGGTTTCGTTTACGAGCGCCCCGTCATCGTAGTAGTATTTTAATAGGGCGTCAATTGTAGTCTGGGTATTACCTGAACTCATAGTTTATCTCCAAAGTTAATAAGTTAAGCTAATAATAAGCTTCTTATCCAAGAAAGTTTTTCGTCTCTAACTTTGTCGATTTCTATTGTAGCCAGCGAAATCTATTCAAACCCGTCAAGTATTGACAAGTATATATCGAAATATTCCTATTTGTCCTCAATCTTTTAAATTAGTTCTTGGTTGACAAGCGGCTGTGGGATGATTATGATATGTGGTGTGAGGGACGATGAGCCCGAACAAGCGCTGGGAGGCGCAGATCAGATGAAAATATTTAGCCAGGATGTGATTAACGCAATTAAGATAGTAGAAAACCGTGGCTTTGTCGTTCGCGGGTGGGAGAAGCGCACAACAAAAGAATGGTTCTATTCAATCTACGATAAAGAATACTTCGATCAGGCAATGGCCAATAAGCTTTGGCCAGAACCTACAACTCGCGTCAGTGAAGAAAAACTTCTCGAAGGCGCAAATAAATGGTCTGTGTTAAGTGGCGCTGGAGGCGCGCTTGGTAAAGTTGCCAGTGATAGGGTTCCAAAATCAGAACTTAATCCATCATTAATGATGGCATCTGCAATTGGTAAATTACCGAAAGCACCTGGCGTGTCCCAAGCAGAACACGAAGCCGGTATTCGCGCTTTCTTGAGAAAACTACCAAATAATACAAGACAATTTGCAGAGAATTTTTTAATTGCAATAGGTATAGATGCAACAAGGCTCGCGCCAAGCTTATTGGAGCATCTTGCTGGTATAGGTGAAACTCGTATTGCAGAAGCTCTCAGTGATACCACCGATGAGCAGAAACAAGCGGCAAAGTCTCGCGGTGTAGCCCTCTGACAGCTACCTCCTTATACCCTGCCAGTGGTATGCCGTAAAACTGGCTCATCGCGCCTGATTGTTTTCTAATTCTTTGGACAATCAGGCGCGATTGACTTTTTTGTGTCATCTACTGGCAAATTATGATCGCAATAGTATCCAAATAATGGGCTATTTTTGAAATATGCTTTCGTCATAACTGCGTTGCACTCGGGACATCTCGGTATTGTTTCTTTTATCTGATCAGATAGCAGAAAACTCTCGCCTTTAGGCGAGAGATGAATGCGTCAACAAAATAATTCTTGACAATAGAAATAAGGTGATACATAATATAGGTAGCCAATAAAATCAAAGAACACTACAAGAATGATATGCTGACCTTTCAATACCGACTATATCCAACAAAATCACAACAGCAGAAGTTGTGGCAACACGCTAACAAACTGAATTGGCTCTATAACTATTTTCTCAATCAGAAAATTGAAGCATACAAAACTGAAAAGAAATCTATTAGCAAAAATACGCAACAAGGCGAATTAGTTAAGCTAAAAGAAACTGATCCAATCTTAGCCGAAATACATAGTCAAGTTTTACAACAAGTTGCCATACGATTAGATCGTAGTTATCAATCCTTCTTTAGGACAGTTAAATCTAACAAGACAGCTGGTGGTTTTCCAAAGTTTCGTAGTTGCAAAGACTTCTTTGGTATTTGTTATCCACAATCAGGTTTTGTTATCATAGATGGTCTTTTCAAGACCAAAGTATATGGTGATATGTCTTTTGTTCAACATCGAGATTTGAAAGGTCAAATAAAACAAGTTAGCATTTCAAATAAGAATAATAAGTTCTATATCAATATCACAACCGATCATATAAAAGCGACTAAAGCATCTGGTAGTATTGGAATTGATATTGGTTTGAAACATTTAGTTGTGGCTACCGATGGTTTGAAGATCAAAAATAGAACTGATAGCAAATACTTTGATAAGCAGATTGCTAAAGTTCAAAGCAGAAAAGATCAAGTAGTTAAAGGTAGTAGAAAGTATAAGTTTCTCAAGAAAGTAGCAAATAGATTGTATGGTGCAAAAGTCAGAAAAATCAATGACTTTCAGCACAAAGTCTCTAAGAGACTTGGTTCAACATATGATACGATCTACGCAGAAGACCTATCTGTCAAATCAATGTCAGAAGGCAAATGGACGAACCTAAACAGAAGCATTCGTAATGCAAAATTAGCACAGTTTCTTTCTTTTCTCGGCTACAAGACTAATCACTTAGTTTTAGTTAATCCTAGGAACACTTCTAAAACCTGCAATAAGTGCAGCAAGATACATATTGATCTGAAGCTTTCAGATCGAACAATAACTTGTAGTTGTGGGAATATCTATGATAGAGACGAGAATGCAGCACAAAACGTTTTTTGCCTGGGACAGGCTATGCAGGAAAATCCTGCGTATGTTGGATCAATGACGATCCAAGAAGCTCTCGCCTTTAGGCGATGAGTAGTTCACCGTCACGCATTCCCGAGTATTTTCTTGGCAACAATTTCAAGCTTTCGCTCTCGTTTGCTTTGCCAACCAGAGTTAGCAGTAGCTGGATTATTTGTCCCACCGATGGTTTCAAATTTCTTACGCTCTGGCAAATTTTGACTTCTGCGTGCCGTAAGAGAGTTATCTTCGGTAGTTGTTTTTGGGGCACCAAGCTGATTATCCTGCGAAGAAGTGCGAACTTCACGAGGTTCATCAGTTTCACCAAGCTGCGCTTCAGCAGGTAGTTCAGTGAAATGCTTGCTGAACTTCTTATACTTGCGCACATTGAGAAGTTTCTCTTCGAGCTCTTTGGCAAGAGCATTTTCCATTTCCTCTGCCACATCGAGCGGGTTAAGCTCTTCCCCATACTGTCGATAATGTTCATTCATCAGATCATAGATATATGAGGCAGCAGTAGCAGCATCATCACCATTGAGAATTTCAAATCTATCCTTATCAGCAACAATTACTGGTAAGATTTTATTTGACACATAGTTATTCTTCACACTGGAGGTCTGAAACTGTGCAAAAGCTTCACGCTCCTTCTGACGCTCTTCTTCATATTTCGCAAGGCGTTCCTTAATCTCATCCTCTGGCTTTTTTATAGGCTCATTTGGAATATTGAGAATATGGTTCTGATACTGCGCGAGAAATTGCTCGGGTGATAGACCAAGAGCTCTTGCGACAGCCGTTGGGTCTGTCTTTGCTCTTTCAAGAAGAGATTGAATTTCGTCAGCTTTCTTTATCTTCTCTTCAGCTTCTTTCTGCATATGCATCGCGCGTCGCTGAACATCGGCAGCTTGCTTCCATTCAGTTCTACGCTTTGTGCGTTCCTCAACTGGTGTTGGTTTTGGCTCTTCTGTTGTGCTGGAAGATGATCCACCATCTTTGCTTGGATATTCAAATGCCAACCCTGAACTATCAACTTTATCGAAATTGACGCCATTTGGATTTTCATTTAGCTTTGGTAAATCCTCCACAGCTACCCCGACTTCTTTTGCTATATTCTCAGGTTGAGTTTCGTTGTATCGCTTGATAACTTTTGGTTCCCCAAAATTCGCAAAGTTAGAGGTATTGAGAGTGCTCGTCTGCTTTCTAATCATATTCATATTATTTTCCTTCTTTTTCCAGTATATTCTCTTCGGTTCTGTATAAACAACCGAAATCCTTCGCAGCCTCTGCTTGTGCTTCCATTTGTTCTAATGTTTTATTTATACTTACACACATAAGATCAGTGGTACTTGCACTTATTGTTTTTCTAAATCTCTCTTCACTTGTATCTTTTGAACTTAAACCAACTTCTGGCCCAAGATCAGGCAGAAACTCTATCCAAGGGAATTGTTTCTTATTTAAATTCTCTCTATTCATAACTGCTAACATTTTTCGTTTCATATTTTCCTTATGATGGCATTACTGGTTGTGGGTTCATTGATCCTGCGGGAGCCGTTTGTGGCGTCTGAGGCTGAGCCGGGGGAGCGGGAGGTAGTTGCTGGGGCGGTGGCTTTTGAAGATCAATACATTGCTGTATGAAATTACGAACAAGTTGCAATCTCTCCTCTGGGCAACCATCATGAACAAGCATACAATATATGCCTTGTGACAAACTTTGCGCAAGAGGCAAATTCATTAAAGGTTCTGGCTGATGTGAAACTCCTTCTTCGACCATCTCACTGAGCCACTTCTCAGTGAGACGCAAAGAAGCTGTTTGCATATTAACTTCTTGTTCAAGGTCTGGATCAAGGTTCATTAATTCCATTCCTCGTTCTTTGCTAATCCACTGATTTTGAATGTATTCACTAATTGTCTGAATACGCCCAGCTGGTGTATCGGGAAGTTGTGATACTGGGAAAGTTTGAAGATCAAAAGGTTTGCCTTTAAGATCAACTTTTTTGAAGTCAATCTCTTTGAGAATTTTCTTCTCTGAATACACAACCGATAGATCAGGCAGTTCAGCAAAGAGGTCTTTGCTCATATCGATGAAAACCCTTCCAACTTCTATGAACCAATCTTCCCAGCGTTTGCTTACCATTGCAAATCTTCCACTTTCAATATCGCTAACTTCGCGCATAGCAACAGCACTATCAACACCTGCTGGCTTTTGCCCGCTGGCAGAGGCCTGCGAGATACCAACAATTTCATAACCTTTGGCAATTAGAAATTGAAGATGATCATAGACTTCTTGATTTTGTGCTGTCGGGGTAATCCAAGTTGGAGGCTGACCACCTGAATAAGGCACCATTCTGGCTACGAAGTTTTGCATAATGACATCTTCTGCAATCTCGGCTTCGTTAGGCACGAAAATCATAGGCACAGCAGCAAGCTCCTGAGATTGCTGAATAGTGCGCATAATCTTATTGACTTCTACCTGGATAGTCTGAATTTCCTCTGTTATACTTCTACCGAAGTATCCAAGGGGTCTGTTCATCCACCTAAATGGAATAATGGGGAAATAGTTTTTGTCGTAATCTTCGCTAAATAATGTGCAATTCTCTATTGTTATACAATGAACACCATCATCGCTCTTCTTTGTTGATTTTAGGTGCCAACTTTCAATAACACGAACCATTTCGACAGTAGACTGAACTGCAATCTTTCCCTGCAAAGCTGATACGGCTGACATAATTTTATCTGAATGATCTGGATATTGATGTAGAAGCATATCACGCATTACAAGATGCACTCTGTGCATTGAACGAGGTTTTTGCTTCATACCATCAAGTTCATCGATGCGAATTTCATCGCAATGGCACCATTCTGATTTTATTTTTCCCTCGTCTTTATCAGCATAAACACGAAGAAA